GGGCTATTTAAGAGCAGACGGAATGCCAGCCGCTAATGCTTCTGGTATTGTGGAAGAGGATAATGCCAGCCTCCAACTTATAGACGCCACCAACAAACATGCCGCAGGTCTATATCTCTATATAGAGAAAATCAACATTTCAGTCTATAAGGCTGCTGTTGGTGGAAATGGCCTGCTTACCATACAAACAGATGATGCTGAATGGGCTTGGCATACTAATGTTGATGGTATAAAGGATTTCGCTGTGGACTGGAGCGAAGCTGGCGTAAAACTTGGTACTTTGACAAATCCAGGCTTACAGGCTTTTGTATCAGGAGCTGGTACTCAGGCTTCTGTATCTGTGGGCATTACAGCCCATTATGATAAAAGATAGGGAGGAATATTATGTATTTAAAACCATATGCATCTTTAAAGACAGTAAGCGCTGCCGGTACACAGGAGCAACTTACAACTTCTGATTTGAAAGTGCCTACTGTTCTAATAACGGCTGAAAGATCGAACACTGGATATGTATATGTTGGAGATAATCAGGTCTCATCCACAGCGTATGGCGCTGATCTTGCTGCCGGAGATTCAATAAGGATATCAAGTAAAGAATATGGATGGGCAGATGCTAAAATATCTCTTAAAGATATATGGATAGATGTTAGTGTTTCGGGTGATGGTGTATCAGTAATGTATTTAGAGAGGACAGAATAATGGAAATAGAAAGAGCACGTAAGGCTTATCATTATCAATCTGCTGCTATTGATCTTTCTGAGGCCACTGCTACCCTAGACAACCTTGTTTATATTCCACGTGCTGGAACATTGCTACGAGCAGCGATGGTATTTAAAGAAGCAACCGATGGCGCAGTTGACACTATGGCGATCAAGGTGGGTTATGCTAATGCAGATGGGGGTGGTGACGATATTGATGCCTATGTATTGGGTATAACCGATCAAGCAAACGGTTTGATAGATGCAAGTCAAGCGGTAGGCACAGTTCAAGAGCTTACATTGGTATCGACAGCACTTACAGCCGGACAAATGATTACTATTTCGCATGTTCAAGATGTTGGTGAGGCTGGGATAGTGTATGTTATTTTAGAATTTGAATTTTAAAAAAGGAGAATAATTATGAATTCGATCGAATTTTTTGGCTCAGTGGACAGAAAAGAAGGTAAACCAGATGGTATAGTGACCAGTGAATATCCTGCATGGATGCATGATTTTAAAATTGATGAACTAAAAGAAAGCCATGACAGAAAAGAACGGGAATTGGCAGAGAATCGGATTCCCTTTGAGCATGTGGCTGCGGCAAAAGAAGAATTGAAACTGGAAAAAGCTAAACTTGCCCTTATAGAGAAATCCAGACCAAAGTTAAACGATAAGCAAAAAGATGAATTTTATGGAGTATACAAGGATCTAACGAAAGAGATTAGAGATAAAATGTACACCCGCAGTGAAATGATGCTTGGAACTGCCAATGCACATGAAGAGGCTGACAGGATGATTACACCAAGTATTACGATAGATCCTGAAATAGCGAGAATGTGTAACCTTCAAGCCGTCGATGGCATGGTCAGCAGGGATGGCGCTTCAAAAGCATTTAAAATGATCGGAAGAATCTTGGGAGAGCCGACTAATGTCGAAACCCTGAGAAGGGATAACACAACCCAAAGAACGGGTGGAAGACCCAAAAAAAATGCTTAAAAGTGGTGAAGGAGGTATCATGCTATGGACGGAAAAGAAGCCCTGTCTCGACTTACCGAGATTCTTGGTGAATCTTCCACTGATTTTGTATTAAATGATAAGGCTTCCTATTGGTTTTTTTGGGAAGGCGCTAAAAGATATACAGCAAGGACTAATTGTCTTACCTCTTATCAAGATATAACCACAGTGGCAGATCAGGTGAACTATGTCCTCGATGCTAAATTCCTAAAGCTATATCTCACAGATAAATCCAACCGTTATTATATTCGATATAGAGCTACCGTTATTTCGGGAACTGCCGATGCAACCGAAGCCAATGCGCTCCATGATGATTCCGTAGGTTTTACATCTGCTATGGTTGGGAATATTGTTTGGAATACCACAGATGATACCTACACCACTGTTTCCGCTTATGTAGATGATGGGGAACTTACCCTGACTGAAGATATCATGGCGGATGGTGAAGCGTATGTACTCTATTCAGCGGATAATTTCCTCACATGGAAAGACTATGAAGATATAATATATGCCAATAGAATTCGTGCTACCGATGCAGTAGATATTCCCAATTATTTTTCTATTAGAGATAAACAATCCTTATCTTCCCAGATAACAGGCACAGCTACATCTGCTGGTGATAAAGCAGGTGGAGAGTGTATCCTTACTGATACATCTGGTGTATTCACAACCACAGATTATGTAAGTCCCGGCGATATAATCCATAATACCGTAGACGGAAGCGATGGCATAGTTTTGTCCATTACAAGCGCAACTGCCCTTGTATGCGCTTTATTTGACGGAACTGATAATGAATGGGATGAGGATGATACTTATGTAATCCAACCACAGGGTAGATTTGAATTAATCCTTGATCCACCGCCTGATGATGCAAGTGATACAGTTAGAGTCTGGTATATAGAAAGACCTGAACCTGTATTTAGTGACTATGGCATGTATAGATTTTCTCAACAGGCTATGGAGGCAATAATAGATTATGCCGCTGCTAAATATAAATATCGGGATAATGAGCCTGAATTTGCACGGGAATTTCTTGCAAATTGGGATATGAAACTCAAACGTGATGATGCCAATTTAAGACCAATGCTAAAGAAAAAGGGGTTTAGTGTTAATCTCATAAAGAGGAGATAAAAAATGGCCTGGCCTGATTTATCAGATATACGAAATAGGGTTAGAGACACACTTAACGAATCAACAGCCCTTTTCTGGACAGACGCTGAGTTGAATAGATTCATAAACGATGGCGAAAGAGATGTGGCTATAAAGAGTTTATGTCTTGAGAGTATATTATCAAAAACAACAACTGCTTCAACTCGCACGATTGATATATATCGTGTTAAAGTGCTTCATATTGAATATATCCCAGCTTCTGGCACACCAATCGGATTAGTAAAAATCATTCCTAAACAATTAGGTCATTTGAATCTGAATACTACAATTCCTCAATATTGGTTTCCCTGGGCAAAAAAGATAGGAATTGAGCCTCTCCCAGATGCAGCTTATGATCTCAATGTATATGTAGCTTCATTACCGACTATTGAAATGAGCGCAGATACGGATGAACCTCAGATTCCTGATGAATTTCAAGAATTAATTATACAATATGCAATATGGAAAGCATTATGTAAAGATGGATTATTCCAAGGTGTAGCGGATATATATAATGACTATATTTATAGACTTCAATTCATAAGGGAAAATATTATAAGAAGATATTCTGATAATAAATATGAATTTAAAATTCCCGATAAAGTATCTATTACGAGCCAAAGTTAGAGAGGAAGTGAACAATGAGTAATGCGCAAGATTATACTGGTTATACAGAAAAAGATACAGCTACCGTCTTAACTGTAGCGGCCTCGACAATAACTGTTGCTTCATTAGATAGTGATGAAGAAGTTTATGTTACCTATGATTTCACTGCCAGTTATTTTAGCGAGGATTTTGAACATACCTTAAACTTTGAATGCACAGCTACAACTGGAAGCGAGATTTGTTATCTATGGGCCATGTGCGACACAGTAGATGAAATTGGCGCTCTTATTACTGCTGATACAGATTTATTAACAGTATATTGGACTAATGCCACTCTTACGCTATTAGAACAAAATGGAGCATCAGGCACAGATGATTCAAGCGCGGCAGCGCTCTCTGAAGACACGACTTATTATTTACGAATTGTAAGAGATGAATCTGTCGGAACATATGGGACATTATATTGTTATATTTATACAGACCCATCGTATATGACTTTAGTTGATAAATTAACAGTGACTTTGACTGAAAAGAAAAATTTTAGATATTTATATGCAGTCAGTGGTCAAGGTGATGGAGGAGGTGGGGTTGCCTGGTCTGGAACTATAAATGATTTAGTTACTGATGTATACCCATATACATTAGAAAATATGCGCACAAGAATACGTGATTTGATTAACGAATCAACAGCCCTTTTCTGGACAGACGCTGAGCTAAACAGACTGATAAATGATGGAGAAAGAGATGTGGCTATAAAGAGTTTATGTCTTGAGAGTATAGATTCACTTTCCACAACTGATGCTATTCGCCTTGTAGCTTTTACAGGGTATAAAGCAATTTATCTTGAATATGTGCCAAGTGGCACAAATAGAGGTCTTGTTGAAATTTTACCAGTTCAACTTGGAAGATTCCCTTTTAATAGCACAGAACCTCAATATTGGTTTGAAAATGGTTTGAATGTGGGTATCGACCCATTACCTGATGCAACCTATACATTAAATGCCTATGTTGCTGATTACCCAAGCACTGAAATGAGCGCTAATCCTGATATACCTCAAATACCAGATGATTTTAGACCGTTAATTGTTCTTTATGCTTATGGTAGGGCATTGCAAAAAGAAGGAAGATTTCCCCAGGCACGGTTGATATTAAGTATATACAATAATGAACTGTTATACTCAAAGATGGATAGGATAATCAATATCCCTACTGACAAAGAAGGGTTCAAGCATAATTAATGGCTGAGAAAATAGACATAAAATATCCAAAGCCAAAGTTAGAATCTATTGCTGAGGTTCCTGATATACCTCCAATAGATATAAAATATCCAAAGCCAAAGTTAGAATCTA